GCCTTACCGATCGCATAGGAGATAGCGACGTGGCATTCTTCGGCCAGGCGCGCATCCACCACGGTTTTCGCGATCAGGCGCGCCATGTACGCGCCCGTCCGGTCGACCTTGGAGGGGTCCTTACCCGAGAACGCGCCACCACCGTGCGGGCCGAGCCCACCGTAGGTGTCGACCATGAGCTTGCGTCCTGTCAGCCCGGTGTCAGCGGTGGGCCCACCTGTGACGAACCGTCCCGACGGGTTCACCAGTATCTGCTCGGGCGTAGCACCGGGCAGATACGTCTCAATGGCGGGGGCGACGATCAGTGTACGGACTTCTCGTTCAAGCGCCTCGGGGTCTTTGTCTGCATTGTGCTGGATTGAGACGATCACGGTGTCGATGCCGACCGGGGTGCCCAGCTCGTCGTAGACCACACTGACCTGGGATTTGCCGTCAGGTCCGATCCCACGGATCGTGCCGTCGGTGCGGGCGGCATCCAGGCGGCGGCAAATCTCGTGGGCGAGCACGAGCGGCAGCGGAAGACACTGGGGCGTCTCGTTCGTGGCGTACCCGTAGACAGTGCCCTGGTCACCCGCCCCCAGGCTCGCATACGCCGACTCGTCACCCGCACGCGCCTCGATGGAGGTGGTGACGCCTGCGCCGATGTCGGCGGATTGACGGCGCACCCACACGTAGATGAGGAACCGGTTCGGGTTGTACCCGGCCCGGCGCAGCGCCTCCCGCGCGCAGGCGCGCAGCTGCGGCCGGATGGAGGTGGTGATCTCGCCGGTGACGATGATGCGCCTGCCACTCGCCATGACCTCAACGGCCACGCGTGCCGTCGGGTCGAGAGTGAGGATGTCATCGAGGATGTGGTCTGCGATCAGATCGCACAGCTTGTCGGGGTGGCCGATACACACAGATTCAGCACTTCGCACTACAGACACGCGGAGGGCTCCTTTCACAAAAGCGAACAACAACAAGAACGCCCGCCCGGGTGCCGGGCAGGCCAGAAACAAAACAGGGATTGCGGGGCGTTAGGAGGAGGCTTTGAGCAGCTGCTCCATGACCTCATCGCCTGGCGTGGTGCCGGAGTAGTCGGTGGTGCAGGTGGCACGCACGATGTCGAAGATCTCGTACCAGTACACGTTGGCCTGCTTGCCGAACGACTGCGACATGGCCACGAACGGGCTGGCGATCGCAGCGCCCGTGGTGGGGTGTTTACCGAGCAGACCGAACTTGGAAATTGCCTGCTCACACTGGATGTACCGGGCGAACGCCTGCGCGTACTGCTCAATCAAGCGTTTGGAGACGAACTCGGTGCAGCCACGCTCATCCAGCCAGTTCCAGGTCTCCCGGTAGACCAGGTCCGCACCGAGCGGTTGGCCGTCACGCTGCTCAGCCGAGAGGTAGTCGCCGGGTTCTGGCATCGTCTCGCCTGCGAGCAGCGCGCCATCGCCGATGTCGGTGCCGTCCAGGTCGAACACATCGAGCTCGGCCGGTGTCGTGAGCCGGGTGGCGGGGCGACCTGAGGCGAGCTTGTCGGAAAGCGCCTCGGGCTTCGCCCCAGCGCGCACCCTGCGTCCGCCCCTGTTGGTGCCGTCTTTGGCCATGGTCTTGCCTCCTTGTCAGGGCGTCGCGCCCTGGTGTGGAGGGCGTGAAGGGGTCAATACCCCGTTTGATTCGGCGGTTTTGCGCACGGTTGGCCCCGCCCGCTGAGGAGCCCGCCAGCTGTAGAGATCCGCTCGCCCCCACCCCCTCGGCAAGCGCGCCACGTCGCCTCGTGCCGGGCGAACGGGGTCGAGGTTGGCACAGGTGAGGGTCGGCAGGGAGGCCGCGACAGGCGGGCACACAGCGCTTTTTAGTAGCTGTAGACCCGAGGGGCTTGCCGCCACCGGTCGCCATCGAGCGCGGACTGGCGCGAGTGGCACGGCTTGCACAGACTGCGCAGGTTCGACTCGTCGTGGGTGCCGCCGTGGTCGAGCGGGATCACGTGGTGGACCTCAGCCACGGGCGTGTACCGGCCACGGGTCAGGCAGTCCTCGCACAACGGGTGGGCTTCGACGTAGGCCGCGCGGATCTTTCGCCACCGGTGGTCGTAGCGTCGGTTGATCTTCGGGTCGCGCTGGTAGGTCCGGTAGCGGGTGTCCTCGGCGCGGGAGTGCTCGGGACAGAACCTGTCGTCGGTCAGCTCGGGGCAGCCGGGGTGGGAGCACGGGCGCTTAGGTTTGAAAGGCACCAGACTCACCGTCCTCCGGAAAAACCAACGACCCCCAGACGGGCTACCGAGATGCGTCTGGGGGTCATTGCCTAGTTGTCAACCACTTACCACGCTACGTACCGAACGAGCAGAAAGCATCTGCATCTGCCGACACCTTTTGGCGGGTGGGTTCACCTGCCGCTTGGACCATACAGCGCAGCGGCCAGCCTGGTCAGAGCTCGGGACTTCTTCTGGTGAGCGGTGGAGCGCTCGACGTAGAACTTCTCGCACACCAGGTTCACCGCATCCTCCTGCGCCCCTTCTGAAAGGAAGAACGCTTCGAGCACGAACCGGTCGTCCTCCGACAGGAGTGCCCAGGCTGGGAGGAACCACGCCAGGTATTCGCGTGCCTCCCGCTGGCGTTCGGCGAGCAGGTCGATCTTGTCCAACGTGGCAGCGATCCGGTTCTCTCCAGCGTGGGGGTTGGCGTGCCGGGGCATCCCGTCCAACCGTGGCGAGGCCGGGTGGACGAGGTCGCTGCGGAGCTGGTCGGCGACCTCGCTGGTCTGTTCTGCGGCGTGCTCCATGATCGGATAGTCCTGCAGCGCTGCGATCGCCGCCTTGCGGGTATCTAAGTATTTCGTCATCACATGCATTAGGCACGCTCCTTGTCAGGTTGTAGCTCGGAGGTCACCGCGTCGATGAGCGCGGATTGAATATCGTTCTTCGACTCCAGCGCGGCCAGTACCGCCTCATCGAGGGTGTCGGCTGCTGCCAGGTGGGTGATCGTCACCGGCTGGTCTTGTCCCTGGCGGTAGAGCCTTGCGTTGGTCTGTTGGTAGAGCTCCAAGGACCAGGTCAGGGAGAACCAGACCAGGAGGTTGCCGCCTTGCTGGAGGTTGAGCCCGTGTCCGGCTGAGGCCGGGTGGATGAGCGCCAGCGGAATCTCGCGGGCGTTCCACGCTTTGATGTCGGTACTGGTTTTCAGCTCGCGGGCCCCAGGGAAGCGTTCGGTGATGCGCTCACGGTCGTGTTTGAACCAGTAGGCCACGAGCAGCGGCTGGCCGTTGGCCGCCTCCACGAGGTCTTCGAGCGCGTCGAGCTTGCGGTCGTGCACCACCACGGTGTTGCCGTCCTCGTCGTAGATCGCACCGGAGGCCAGCTGCAGCAGCTTGCCCGAGAGGGCTGCGGCGTTCGCAGCGTCAATGACCTGCCCATCGAGGTCGAGCACCATCTCATCTCGCAACCGCTCGTAGGCTTTGCGCTCTGCGGGCTCGAGGTCGACGAGCTTCGTGGTGACCGTCAGCTCAGGCAGGCGCAGGTGGTCGGTGGTGCGCATCGACAGCGTGATGTCGCTGATCGCCTCGTAGATCTCGTCCTCGGCACCGGGTGCGGGCTTGTAGGTGAAGATCTGCTGGCCGTTTCGCCGATCGGGTACGAACCAGCGGTTGCGGTAGTGGGTGATGAACCTGCCGAGGCGCTGGCCCTCATCAAGGAGACGGAACTGCGCCCACAGGTCCATCAGCCCGTTGGCTGCTGGCGTGCCGGTCAGTCCCACGATCCGGGTGAGACGTGGCCGCACGGCGGCGAGTGCTTTGAACCGTTGCGCCCGATGGTTCTTGAACGAGCTCAGCTCGTCGATGACGACCATGTCGAACGGCCAGGCTTTGCCGAGATGTTTCACCAGCCAGGGCACGTTTTCGCGGTTGATGACGGTCACCATCGCCTCGGCGGCAAGCGCGTCCACCCGCTGGGCTTTCGACCCCACGGCCACGGCAATGGTGAGTCCTGCCAGGTGGTCCCATTTGGTGGCCTCGGCGGGCCAGGTATCGCGGGCGACTCGCAGGGGTGCGACGATGAGGACGCGGCGGGCGTGGAAGGAGTCCAGCAGCAGGTTCCAGATTGCCGTCAAGGTGATCACCGTCTTGCCCAGGCCCATCCCGAGCAGGATCGCGGCCTGCGGGTGGTCTTCAACGAAGGCGGTGGCCAGTTGTTGGTAGTCATGCGGCTCGTAGCGCATCAGCCACCTCCTTTGTGCCTTTGATGCTGTCGACGATGACCACGTCCATGCCGTGGTCTGTGAGTTGCTGGATGCGGTGGCGTTGGATGGGGCGTGGGAGGCGTCCGGGTGCTTTGAGTTCGACGAAGATGACGCGTCCGCGATGGATGCAGATGCGGTCTGGAACCCCTGAGGTTCCTGGGCTGGTGAATTTCCAGCACAGGCCACCAATCGCCTCAACGGCTTGCTTCAAGTGTTGTTCGATTGCTTGCTCGTTCATGGTTCATGTCCTCTCGTGTGAGAGGCCCATGACGACCTATGACGATGCGATATGGACTTTTCCTAAGGGCTATATTTTCTGCCCTATAGCAAACTCACATATGGGTCGTCATAGGTCGTCATAAGGCCCGTCTGGCTTAGGTGTCGAACTCGTTCCTCAAGGCCAACCCGTGGACGAACATCCCGTGCATCGTCCTTTTACGTGTGAACCCGTGATGTTCGACGGTGG